TCGGGACGATCAAGCGGCACATCACCGGCAAGGGGAACGCCGACAAGGACGCCGTGATCGCCGCGGTCCGGGCGCTCGGATTCGATCCGGCCGACGACAACGAGGCCGACGCCCTGGCGTTGCTGGATTGGGCGCTCAGGAACGGAGGCCGGCGATGAACGGACCGGAGCTCCTCGAGCATGCCGCCGGCCTGGTGAACCGGCGCCGCCGTGAGTACGGCGAGCCGGCGGATCTGTTCGAGCGGGTCGCTGCACGCTGGTCGCTCACACTCGGCGCCAGGGTCAGCCCCGCGCAAGTGGTGCTGTGCCTGATCGACCTTAAGCTGGCGCGGCTCGCCCGCGATCCCAAGCACCTGGACAGTCAGGTCGACGTCGCGGGCTATGCGGCAGTCCTGCGGGAGGTCAGCCGATGATCGGGCCGGCAGGCTACCGCTCGTGCCTGGCGCGCAGCCAGCCGCGAACCGCACCCACCGACGAGGATCTGCGGGCCATGCGGCGGGCGGCCTGGCGTACCCAGGGCGTAGTCGTGCTCCGGCCCGACGACGTGCGTGACGACTGGACCCGCCAGGCGCTGATCAACGAGGCCAATCGGCTGTATGGCCGCCGGCCGGGAGGCGAGCAATGAGCGCGCGCCCGGTCGCCCGGAGCGCTCGCGTCAAGCCGCACAAGGTGCGCGGCCGCGAACTCGAGGAGGTCCGGGAGAAAGATCCGGACGGCCGGATCGTGTATCACCACCGCACCGTCGACACGCTCGGCAAGATGCTGCGCGCCGGCACCATCGACCAGGCTATGCACGATGCTGGCCAGGACTTCCAGGCCGCGTTTATCGTGGCCACCCTGGACCCGCTCAGGGCACTGCCGGTTCTGCGCGTGCCGGGCACGGGGCGGGAGCCAGAGCTCAACGAACGGCAGCTGCACGCCCGGCGACGCGTGCATGAGGCGATGGCGGCGTTGGGCGGGATCAGCAGCCCGGCAGGATCGTGTGTCTGGCACGTCGTCGGCCTGCAGCGTAGCGTGCGCGAGTGGGCGATCCGGCAAGGCTGGGCAGGACGGCCGGTCGACCACAAGGCTGCGGCGGGCATTCTGATCGCGGGGCTCGGGATCTTGGCGGCGCACTTCGGGTACAATTAGGTTGCCCGTAGCCGTTCTCGCGACGCCGGTTGGACTGCTGTATCGGCCCAGAAGCGCATCACGGGGGAACGATGAAGCAGGATTTACGTTGGGCGTAAATCGAGCGCGCGTTGGTCTGCGAGGAACCTCATGCCGATTCGGGCTTCGATGTCGAACATGAATTCATCTTGACGATCAATCTACGATTGAGGTACTGCCTTCGAGTTCAATGGAGGAAGACATGGACCTGAAGAAAGAAGTTCGTCGGCGAATCGATGAACTGACGCGACTTGCCTATGAGCGTGGGTATCGCGACGGCGCACAATCCACACTAGCCGAAATCGAGAAGGTCTCCGGTGAAGATCTGGCCGAACAGCTGAAGGAGAGCCCGGCATCGCTGCGAGCGCTCGCGAAAACAGGCGCTCCGGGCGTTCAGCGACGTCCGACCGTGAAGAAGCGGAAGGTGCAGCAGCGGAAGACGAAAGCGAACGGCGGCGCGCCGAAGGCGGTGATCGTGGCGGAGTGCATTCAACAGCTGATCGCGTCCAAGGGTGAAGCTCGGCGTGACGAGGTTCTAGCCGCAGCGCGCGACGAGAACCCCAGGATCACTGCGCAGGACGTGTTGAACGGAATTCGCACGCTGACCCGGCAGGCGGCGATCCGCGTCGATCCGAAAGAGAAGAGCCGCCTGCTTCCCTCCGAAGCACGGATCGAGCAGACGTCGGCGACCTAGCACGACGAGGACCGCCCTGGGCGAGTAAGACCAACGAAGCATGCCCCGAGCGGTTGGTTCGCCAGGGCTAAGTTGGCCGGCCCGTGGAGCAGAAAGAGCGCGAGCGATTCTCCTCGCCGCGCTTAACGATGCTGGCGGCGCACTTAGGGTACACTGAGGCCCGGCGCGTCTCCTAAAGGATGCTTGTGCGTCAAGGACGACGGCTTTCGGCTCAAAGAGCAGAAATCGGCAGTGGCCACCGCAGGCGCCGTTCGTGTGACCCCAAGCAGACTTGCGCCTGGGCGAGCGATCCGCAGCTGCGGTTGCCGAAATACCGAGCGCCCGATACGATCGACTCTGCAATTTCAGGGAGGGTCGATCGTGCACGCCCACGCTGTTTTCGTTGCTCTGGCGCTCATTCTGGCGCCGCTCGCCGCCAACGCCGCCGACCTCGTGGTGTGGTGGGAGAAAGGCTATTACGACCAGGAGGACGAGGCAGTCCGGGAAATCGTTGCGGCCTTCGAGCAGGAGACCGGCAAGCAGGTTGACTTGGTCTTCCAACAGCAAAATGAGCTTCCGCAGAAGATCTCGGCGGCCCTAGACGCGGGCCACCCGCCCGACTTCGTTTTTGGCCTTTGGATTGTTGAGAATGTCGGGGAATGGGCCTTCGACGATCGGCTGATGGACCTCTCGGACGCCGTCGGCCATTTCTCGGACGTCTTCGATTCCGATGCGCTCGAACGCGAGGTGCTCCTCAACGGGAAAACCGGGCAAAAGGCACTCTATGCGCTGCCGATGGCTAACTCGGTCAACCACCTCCACGTTTGGAAAAACCTCCTAGAAAGCGCGGGCTTCACGCTTGCGGACATTCCTCGCGAATGGGAGGCATTCTGGTCGTTCTGGTGCGATCAGGTGCAGCCGGCTGTGCGGCAGGCTACCGGCCGCGACGACATTTATGGGGTCGGCCTGGCCATGTCGGCCAGAGCAGCCGATACATATATTGAGTTTTTCCAGTTCCTGGCTGCCCAGAAGGCGGAATACGTAAGTCCCGACGGCCGACTCGTGATCGACGATCCAGAGGTCCGGCGCCGGCTCATAAAGGTGATCGACAGCTACACGGCTATATACAGCAAAGGCTGCACCCCACCCGACGCGGTGACTTGGTTCGACAACGGCAACAATAAGGCGTTCCTGGCGCAGGCAGTCGTCATGACGGCAAACGTCAGCCTCTCGATCCCCAACGCGCTCAAGAGCGAACGGCCCGACGACTACTATAAGAACGTCGCTACAATCCAATGGCCACTTGGGTCGAGTGGCGAACCATTCCCTATCTATAGCGAGATCTCCCCCGGCGTGGTTTTTAAGGGGGCAGCGACGTCGGCCAAGGAGTTCGTCCGCTTTCTCGTGGCCGAGGGCTGGCTCATGCACTATCTCGACTTTTCCGGCGAGCGCTTCCTACCAACGATACCGAAGCTCCTCGAACAGCCATTTTGGCTGGATCCAAGCGATCCGCACCGCATGGCGGCGGTGATGCAACTCTCGTCGCGACCGCTAGCTCACAATTATGCCGCGGCGTCCGGCGATTGGCGGCACCAGTTGGTCGACCAGGAGAGGGTCTGGGCGAAGGCGGTGCAGCGCGTGGCCTCCGAGGGCGTCAGCCCCGAGCAGGCGGTCGATGAGGCGATCGCTCGCATCAAGCAGATCCTCAGCGACTAAGGTCGGGTCGGACGTGCAACCGTCTGCAAGTACGCGAGCAGCATGCATGTCAGCTGCTGTGCAGGTTTGTCGGACGCCGGCGCGGTGGTGCGGGCGTGTGGACACCGCGGCGGGAGGCGTCCGACAAGCGCCAAGGCACGAAATCGCGGGGATGTGGCAGGCGCGATTGATGGCGCCGGGCTATGGGCCGCCTCTTGAAGCGAACGAGGGGGCGTCCGCAATGCGATCGCAAACCGGCCGTTGCGAGGTCGGCGCGCGGGGGCGCTGCACCTTGTGGCTTGACAGTGTTGGTCCACAAGATGTAGAAGAGACGAAGCTAGGGGTTACAGTGACAGCCTGCGCCGGGTGACCGGTGGCGGGCTGTTTTGCTGTGGGGGGCCGCCCGATGGTTCGGTAGGCGATCTTGGTGGGCGAGAGGGCCTTCGAAACCTTCTCCGTTCGGCGGTCGATCCTGCTAAGTCACTGAAATCACGGGTCCTCCTCGGACGAAAACCGTACCGGGGGGGCGCCGCGCGATATATCGCTAGCGACAGCCCGAAAATCCGGGTTCGCAGTTCGCACCCACCCGTCGCACTGATGGCCTGAAACCCGCAGGATTCCTGGGCTTTTGAGGCCTGAAGGGTGCGAATCTACCCGTCGCACCCGTCGCACTGAGGCTCGCACCAAACCCGCGGAAAGCCGCGGAATCCCTGGCTTTTTGGGCTGCGACGGGTGCGAGTTAGGCGTCGCACCCCGTCGCACCCGAGGTTCGCACCACCCGTCGCAGTCGGACCGGCTGTAAGCCGCAGAAGTGCTGGACTTTCGAGCCCTCTGGGGTGCGAACCTGGCCGTCGCACCCGTCGCACCCGTCGCACCCGTCGCACCCGTCGCACCACGCCGCGCCGTTGCCGGCAACGCCAGTCCTGAGGATTACCGCATGAGCCGAGACCAACTGGCGCGGCGCTGCCGCCGCCTGCGCGAGCGGCTGAGCCAGCCGAGCTCGGCCGCAGGTCTTGCGGCCCTGCTCGCGCTGCTGGTGCCCCAGCTCGCCGAGCATGCACCCGCGATCGTCGACCTGGCGCTCACGGTGATCGCGGTCGGCGCCGCCATCGTCGCGATGGTCAAGTGCGAGTGCCGGGACTGCAACGGTCGATGACGGCCACGCTCCAGGCCAGCGGTCTGGTGGCGCTCGCCGACCGGATCGAGCTGTGGCCGATCGAGAAGCTGCGCCCGTACGAGCGCAATCCGCGCACCCACAGCGAGGCGCAGGTCGATCAGATCGCGGCGTCGATGGTCGAGTTCGGCTGGACCAACCCGGTGCTGGTGGACGAGCAGGGCGGCGTGCTGGCCGGGCACGGGCGGCTGCTGGCGGCGCGCCAGCTCGGGCTCGACGAGGTGCCGGTGATCCGGTTCGAGCACCTGAGTGAGGCGCAGAAGCGGGCCTACCTGATCGCGGACAACCAGCTCGCCCTGCAGGCGGGGTGGAGCGAGGAGCTGCTGGCCACGGAGCTGGCGTGGCTTAGGGATGAGAGCTTCGATCTCGACCTGGTCGGGTTCGATGCCACCGAGCTGGAGCGGCTGCTGGCGTTGACCGACGGCACGGCGCCGGACGAGACCGAAGACGAGGCCCCCGACCCGCCAGAGGAGCCGGTCAGCAAACCGGGTG